ACGACAAGATTTGGCGTTGGCTGCTGGCGTTAATGCTGCTAAAGCAGACGCTGCTAAAGAAGAGGCTGCTCGAAAAAAAGCCGAAGCAGCAAAAGCGGTACAAAAAACTCTTAAGGGTTTGGCTCAACAGATTGAAACACAGGAAACTATTAAGAAGAGAGTTTCTGCAGAACGCAGTCGTCTTCAAGATATTTACACTTCTCTTGTTCTTTCTGGTGCTCCAGCAAATCAAATAGCGGTTGCTAAACAAGATTACGTGGCTGCTGACAACACTATTACTAAAGTAGATGCCAGTATAAAAAAACTGCAAAATGAGTACGCTACAAAAGCCAAAGGATTAAAGACTGACTCAGAAACATACCGTGAAGAACTAAGAGTTAAAAAAGCACTACAAGACGCTAAAGGAAGCAATAGTAAGCCAACTCCACCTAAGCCAACTCAACCACCACAGGCTCCTCCTGCTGCACCAAGTATTCGTTTTAATGCTCCGATGGTGAAGAGTGCTTATTTTAGAAATGACTCTGTTGTAGACAGGGCTTTGGTATCAAGAGCAGTAGAACCAATGTTGGCTGCAAAAATGCTTGACACTCTAAGCACTTTTGGTGATGGAGACACTAATAGAGGCTTTATTGTCCCTAATAAAAAAGCAATAGATGCTGCACTGTCACGGCAATCACCAAAAGAAAAAGCAATAACAGGAGGGTTTAAAACTCCTTACGGATTTAGGTTTCACTATAACCCTCAGTCTATCGACCAAACTATCGGAACATTGCAGGGTATCTCACCAGAATTAATGATGTCTGGAAAAGACCAAGCAAACATGATTACCTCTCCAACTCAAAGCAGCACAATTAGTTTTCAACTCTACCTAAATAGAATCGAAGATATGAATGCTTTGGCAACTAAGGGTGTTTCAAGCAACAGTACAAGCATTACTTCTGACGATGACTCTACCAAGTATTACCCAGAAATCGTAAAATCAGAGGACCGAAAGTTAATTAAAAATTTTGGAACTATGTACGATTTAGAATTTTTATTTAAAGCGGTAAATGGTGAGATGGGTGGGTATAAAAGCCCACTACGAGGAACAAAAACAGCCGATGTTGGTTGGTTAAACGGTATGGCAGTTGAAATGCACTTAGGTAGAAAATTACGCTACTTAGCACGCATCATAAACATAAGCGTAAAGCACATTCTATTTACTGAAAATATGGTTCCAACTTTGTCTGTTGTAACTATTTCAGCACATAGATTCCACGATACAACTACGATTGATACGAAGTAAGGGGCAACTATGATTCCACTTTCAAGTAGGTATGCTGATGGAACCTTACTCAAAGGCTATCACTCTGTTAAAAGTAGTTTTGAAGTTGGTGTTTACCGAGTGTTCCCAAACAATGTCTCTGGAGTTTTTTATTACTCCTGGGTTGAGGGAGACAGGCTTGATGTCATTGCAAGTAAGTTTTTAGGTGACCCCACTCTTTGGTGGGTCATAATGGATTACAACGACGACATCCATAGCCCATTTGAGTTAGTTCCAGGACAACAATTAAGGATTCCAGTCCATGTCCTATAACCAAAAGTACTCATCACGTGAACACAACTCTTTTTCCGTACAGTTCCCTGACTACCCTACTTTTTCTATGCCTGCAAATGAAATGACGTTAACACAAGAAGTTAACACCCACGACATTTTGACCTTAAAGTTTTCTGACTTTGGGTTATTTATGTTAAAGGGTTTAAAAACAGAGTCTCCAGTAATAGTAAATTGGAGAACTTCAAATGGAATAAAAGGCACGTTTTTTGGCGGTGTTTATGGTGTTCAAAGAACTCACGCTATTCAAGCAAGTAAAGAAACTGAAATCACCTTTCTAGGCCTAACCTTTAAAATGAAGGACTCTAAATCTGGTGTGTGGATAAACAAAACGGTGGCTGACGTAGTAAAAGTGATTGCAAAAAGAAACGGATTGAAGGCTGTTGTTAGCGGTCACCCTGCTCGCTACTCTCAAATTACACAACAAGGAGAAAGTGACTGGGAGTTCTTACAACGACTAGCCGAAATGAGCGGTTATACGATTGCTGTAAGAGAAAAAACAATCCTTTTTAGAACTATTGATGAGGTAGTTTCAGAGTCAATTGGTGGAATGCCTATTCTGTTTCAAGAGCAGAATTTTATGCCACCCTTCTCTAGTTTAGAAGAGCAAACACTTGACCGAATAACCCCTCTTTACGGAGATTACTTAGAAAATCCTGATTTGCCTAACAATGCTTTCAAAATTACTCGAGGTGTTGACCCAATCAAAGCGGTATCTTTTACTAGTACAGAGTCCCCAAAAAACAAACAACAGGTACGAAAAACTAAAGCCGACCCTATTTTTAATCAAGAGTTAACTAACGTAGTTGTTAATACAAAAGAGTTTTCTCAGTCTGTTGCAAAAGCAAAGGCTGCTAAAGCACGGTTCACTATCCCAGCAAAATTTCAAAGCCAAGGGGACCCAAGAATCATGCCTAATTCTCTAGTAGAAGTAAGTGGCGTTTTAGATGATGCAGATGGTTATTGGTTAGTGCATAAAGTCACCCATTACCTCAATGTAAACGGTGTGTACCAATGTAACGGTGTTTTGTTGAGTGATGGAAAAAGCCAAAACTTACGACAAAAGCCTTCTACTAATAAGCAGGCAGATTTGCCACATGTAAACATACCTGCAGCCTTAAAAAATCAATCCGCAACAAAAAATTCGCCAACTTATAGAAGACCAACAACGGAGTTCTTTAATGGCAAAGCCAAAACATCAACAGGAAAGTGGGCTTAATGATGGCTTCTGAATACGCAATTAGTTTTCCTTTTCGCTTAGATAGTTATGGCGATGTTGCTAGAACAAGCGACCCAAGCAAAATTTGGGCTGACAGAATTACCTCGGTAATTGGAACTATGGTTGGTGAGAGAGTGGCTCGACCTTCTTTTGGAACACGGCTTGCAAATCAATGGTTAAACGGATTGAGTGGTATTGAGGGGGATATGGAGGCAGAGATTCAACAGGCATTCATCGAATACCTGCCTTTGCTAACTCTTTTAGAAACTTCTTTTGAGCACGACGATGCAAACGGGTCTCTTAAAGTTATAATTACCTATTCATTACCAAACGATAAGGAAGAAACTACTGTAATTGCTCTTGTCAGTATTGGCAACAAACAACCTCAGTATCAGGAGAACATCTAATGGCAATTAATGAAATTCCAGTAACAATTGACTACACAAGTAGGGATTATGAAGCCCTTCGTGAAGAATTAATTGCAAGAATTAAGGAGAGAGTTCCTGAGTGGAACGGCTCAGATAACAGTGACTTTGGCGTAGTTTTAGCAGAAGCCTTTGCATACCTTGGTGATGTTGCCAACTACTATATTGACCGTGTTGCTAATGAGTCGTTTTTGTCCACCGCAACTCAACGCGAGAGTATTTTAGCAATTGCTGAAACTTACGGATACATCCCTTCGGGCTATAAGAATGCCTCAGTTGACGTTGTTTTTTACAATAACTCAGGGTCTGCAGTTACAGTTCCAGCCGAAACTAGAGTTTCTGGTGAAGTTATTGCTAACGACACGGTAGAAACAGTTACTTTTACAACAACAAGTAGCGTCATTGTTCCACCATTTGCTAATCAATCACGAGGAGAAGCAACAGTTCTTGCTTATCAAGGTGAGTTGAACACAGTTGAAGCAGACAACGTTTATGGTGTTTTGCTTGGAACATCCGATGCGGAACCTTCTCAAACGTTTCTTATCGAAGACTTTCCAGTCGTTTCCAATAGCGTAGAAATCTACGTTCAAGGAGGAACTGCTTGGAAAAAGTGGCAAAGAGTAAGCCACTTAATTGACTTTAGTGCAAACGACGCTGTTTACACCACACGATTGACTGCAGACAATGAAGTCTTTGTTTTATTTGGCGATGGCGTATCAGGAGCAATCCCTACTTATCAATCAGCAATTAGAGCAAAATATGTTGTTGGTGGAGGAATTTCAGGTAACGTTCCTAGCGGAACCTTAACAAATATTGCTCGTGTTCCTGGTCTTTCACAAACACAGGTTTCTGCTTTAAACGGCGTACTAGATGTAAGCAATGTCAAGGGTGCTGTTGGAGGAAACGAGCCAGAATCAAACGACTCAATTCGTATTGCTGCTCCTTTGTTTTTACGTACCCAAAATAGAGCAGTGACATTAGATGATTTTGAAAACTTAGCATTAGCAGTAGAAAACTGTGGAAAAGCAAAAGCAGTTGGAACTTCCGCTACTGCAGTAACTCTGTATGTTGCTCCTTACCGCTCTTTTTCTGATTTTGATGCCACTCCTGGTATTGAAATTATCTCTAACGTAGCAACAGCCACCCTTGAGTGGAAT